CAAAACTGGCACTGGCACCTACGGTATAACCAATGTGAGCACCACAGGAGAAGTCAACAGCATCGTTAAGTCAGATGCCACAGGCGTTGTGGATGTGGCACAGTTGAAAGTGGATGGATTCAAATTGATCGACAGCAACACTGGTACCAACACCAGCATATTCACCACCAGAGGCAATGTGGATTTCCTCACAGCACAAGGTGCTACTGTGGCAGGCACCACACTGGTATTCACTGGTAGAAAATTTGAGTTTGGTGGCAGCACAGTGAGCAATTCACCCACTGCAGACACACTGCAATCATTGCCATCCAATGAAGGCAGAGGCATAGCCACTCCTCACTTGTTCACTAGATTTATTGAGACTGATACTGTTGAATCAGGCGGCACAGGTATTGCATTTGGAACCGGTGGAGGCACATTTGCAGGCGCAGGCAAGATCAGCATTGTGTTGGCGGGAGATGTGCCATTCATATTTGCTGGTGACGCAGATGATTCAACCAGCGTGACTCCAGGCATGTATCCGGACACCGACAACGCTTATACCATTGGTAATGCTTCAGCCAGATATGCCACCATATATGCCACTGTGTTTCACGGCACAGCAACCAACGCACTGTACGCTGACTTGGCAGAGAAATATTTGGCAGACCAGGAATATGATTCGGGCACTGTGTTGCAGTTTGGTGGCGACAAAGAAGTTACCATTGCCACAGAGGCCAACACCAATAAGATAGCAGGTGTAGTGACCACAGCACCAGCATTTTTGATGAATGATGCATTGAATGAACCCAACACAGTGGCAGTGGCACTGCAGGGTCGTGTGCCATGCAAGGTCATTGGAAAAATTGCCAAAGGTGACATGCTGGTGGCCAGTGCAACACCAGGTGTGGCCTGTGCAGCTGAAGGTGAAATCAAAATAGGCACAGTGATTGGTAAATCACTAGAGCATTATGATTCAGACCAAGTGGGTGTGATCGAGATTGCGATAGGTAGATAACATGGCCAAACAAACAGTCAACATAGGTACGTCAGTCAACAAAGGAGATGGTGATCCTTTACGCACAGCATTCACAAAAATTAACGAAAATTTCACAGAACTTTACGTGATTCCAGGTCCATATGCCAATGATGCTGCTGCTGGAGCAGCTGGTGTAGCCGTGGGGAGATTATATCATAAGACAGGTACCAATGGACAAATTTTTGTGAGATTAGCATGATGGTTAATGCACAAAACAAAACAAGATAAATAATTGTATGACTATACAAACAATCAATATAGGAACAATTGCCAATGATGGCACAGGTGATGATCTACGCGAAGCGTTCATCAAAGTCAATAGTAATTTTTCAGTACTAGACGCTAGAGATCCTGAATCAACCACAGTGAGCAACAGACTGCCTGACAGCAGCTCAGTGAAAGGATTGTTCTATCAAAGGCAAGGTGTGGATCTGCAATTTAAAACATTGGAAGCAGGACCCAACATATCCCTTGCTGCCAACAATGACAAAATTACTATCACTTCATCTGGTGTGGTAACCATAATGGTGTTTGGTGACACTGGTGCACATTTGACCATCAACAGCGTGGGTATGTTGGAAATATTTGGCACAGGCGGAGCAGCCACCAGAACTCTCAACAATGGCACCACATTGGAAGTGGAGGCGTTGTTGGCCAATGAAGCCAATCCCACTCTCAGTGCCACACTCACAGCAGCAGGCAATGACATTGTGGGAGTAGACGTGCTGCAAGCTGCCAATGTGCAGTCTTTGGTGTACGGAGTGAATGTGAGTGATAGAAATTCATTCATAGGATTTGACATGGGATCTATTCAATTGGACAACAGCAACGCTGAAACAGTGACCAATCTGTTGGATTATTTTTTCCTTGTGAATCCCGTGGATTTAGGCACCACAGCATCACCTTTGAGCACCAATATTGACTTTGGCGCACTGTAATTTTTTCCATAAATACAACATATGAGCAACTTGTGGACACAGCCAACTGGGTATTCTTTGGGCACCATTGCTGAAAGAACCATCACAGCAATCAATCTACCTATCACATCAGTGGATGCAGTGACCTTGATTGCAGGCACACTGCCAGCGGGATTGCGACTGCAAAATTCAGCCATTGTGGGCACCACTCTGGAAGTGGCCAGAACCACACAATCAAGATTTGTGTTAAGAGCACGTTTGGGCAGTGATATTCAAGATCGTACCTACAGCATCACAGTGACAGGACCAGATGCTCCTGTTTGGATCACTCCTGCTGGAGTGTTGCCTGTGGGTGAAAACAATGCCTTGTTCATACTGGACAGTGTGTACGTGGATTATCAATTGGAAGCCACAGACACAGATTTGTCAGCAGGTGACGAACTGGAATTTTTCATTGCCAAAGGTGATGGCACACTGCCTCCCGGAATCACACTAACCAAATCAGGACAACTCACAGGAGTGATAGATCCCATATTGGCTTTGGACACATCTGCTGCCAGCGGTACCTATGATGCCAACACCTATGGTGGTTTTCCTTTTGATTTTGGATTGAGAAGTGCCAATGGTTTTGAAAGTTTTTACTATGATGTGGAATTTTATGACTATGCTATTCCCACTAAATCTCCTCGCAAACTCAGCAGATACTATGAATTCACAGTGAGCGTGAGTGACGGTGACACTATCACCAAAAGAAAATTTAGAATATTTGTGGTGGGTGATGATTTTTTACGTGCGGACAATACTATATTGCAGGTGGGTGGAGGAGTGTTCACATCCGACGGCACATACATCAGAACTCCACAATGGCTCACTCCTAGAGATTTGGGCTACCGAAGAGCCAACAACTATGTCACACTGTTTTTGGAATTGTATGATCCCAACACACTCACAGGCTATGTGGCCTACACATTGAGACCCACCAATGATGATGCCACAGTGAGCACATTGCCACCAGGCTGTACGTTGGACAGCACATCAGGTGAAGTGGCAGGTCGAGTACCTTATCAACCAGCAGTGACCAAAGAATACAAATTCACTGTGAGAGCCACAAGATTTGGAGGCAACAATGAAACATTGGCCATCAAAGATAAAACTTTTTCAGTGAAGATACTGGGCGAAGTGGACAGTGTGATCACTTGGAACACCAACAATAATTTAGGCAGTATCAATGCCAACTTTATCAGCACACTGTCAGTGAAAGCCACCACCACAGTGCCCAATGCTGTGTTGAGATATGTGCTGACTGCAGGTGCATTGCCCAATGGATTGACTTTGGCCTTGGATGGTGAAATTCTAGGCAAAGTGAGACAGTTCCCCATTGGTGGACTGTTGGGACTGACCACATTTGATGATAGAGATTTCACTTTGGACAACAATGAAACCAGTATCGATAGAACATTCACATTCACTGTGGAGGCTCGTGATCAGTTTGGCTACAGTGCCACCACAAGAACTTTCACACTGTCAGTGACAGCTGCCAGTGACCTATTGTACAGTAATCTGTATGTGAAACCATTTTTAAAACCTGCTCAAAGAACTGCATATCTAGCATTGGTGGGTGATCCAGAAATATTCACTCCTGCATCCATCTACAGACCCAGCGACACACAGTTTGGTCTGCAGAAACAATTGCAGATGTTGATCTACGCAGGCATAGAGACCAAAACCATCAATCATTATGTGGCAGCCACTGTGAAGAATCATCGCAGAAAAAGATACAAGTTTGGAGAAATCAAAACAGCAGTGGCCAAAACTCCTGGTACCAACGACATTGTGTATGAAGTGTTGTATGTGCAAATGATTGATCCTCAAGATGACGCCAGTAAACAAGTGGCCAGTCGCGTGCAGATAAAAAACAATCAAACCATTCGTATCAATCAAACAGACATTGAAACCATTGACGATGTGACTCAGATCACTGTGGGTGGACAAACATATCGACTGCTGCTGGATCCCAGTCTAGCTGCTGCTGTGGGCAACATAGGTACAAATTTACAAATCTATGCCAACAGTGGCACATTGGTATTGAACACCGGCACAGGAGTGCTGAGTGTGACTCTGCCAGACAGCACAGCATTTATCAATGTGGGCACAGTAGTGAACACAGCCACAGATGCTTTTAGATTTAGATCCAATTACAGCACCATTAGAGTGGACAGTAACATATTGAATGTGTCCAGACCCAACGATATTCACAGATACATCAGCAATACCACTAATATGCGAGAAAATCTCAGTGCAGTGGGTGAAACTGAAAATGAATTTTTGCCCTTGTGGATGAGAACTGCTCAATCGGGACAAACTCAAGCATTGGGTTATGTGATGGCTGTGCCACTGTGCTACTGTCAACCAGGCACTAGTCAAGGCATTTTAACTGCATTAAAAAACAGCGATTTTGATTTCAAACAGATAGATTTTGAAATTGACCGATATATCATAGACAGCACTGAAGAAAGTGGTACGGAACAGTATATCTTATTCCCCAATTATCAATATAACATTTAAACAGTGATTGGAACAGATAAATAAACATAACAATAAGGAAACAGTATGCCCAGTAATATTAACACAACCAATTTAGATGAAACTTATCCTGTAGCAGGACAGGACAACAACAGCCAAGGTTTTAGAGATAATTTCAGCACCATCAAAACTAATTTTACTACTGCTAAAACAGAAATAGAAACATTACAAACCAACACTGCTAAATTGAACAGTGCCAACAATTTTGCCAACAACACTATTTCAGGTGCAAAATTCATCAACAATAATTTAACTGTGTATTCAGGCGGTACCATAACCACTGCACAAAATGTCAGTCTAGACAATGGAAATTTTCAAACTTTCACAGTGGGTGCTAACCTTACATTAACTCTTACAGATTGGCCCACAGTGACTTCAGGTATGAGCAGCGTCATAATAGAATTACGCAGTGACGGTGTGGCTCGCACAGTGGTATGGAGCACTGAAAATGCTGGATTAATTTACAAAGATTCTGCTTTCCCTACACCATTTATTGTGAATCTTGATGTGGATCCCATGTATGTAGAGTTTTGGACCTACAACCAAGGTGCCACTGTGTTTGGAAAATTTTTAGGTACGTTCAGTAATTAATAAATTAGGAATATCATGTTCCATCCACTGTCAGAAGATCTCAGTCAATACAGCATATCACAACTGGAAGCCAAATTAAATGACTTACGCACTAAATTTTTTCAAAGTCGCAATCCAGAACTGCGTCAACAAATCGGTGTGTTCTTAGACGTGTACAATCAAGAATTGAAACAGAGATTGGCAGCAGAACAACTGAAAATGGCTAAAGAAACTGGAAAAGATCTTGACAATCTCATCAATATCGATTAATATACAGCATAATACTTTGTTATGCGAACAGACAGCTTAGGACTACCCATATTCGATCATCAAGATGCTGTGGATTTGATCTATCAAAATAGATTGGCAGTGCTGCAGGATCTTCAATTTGAACCACACAAAGAAATAGACACTTTTAACAGTTCGGTAACTCACACAGGAGTGGGCGAACCTTTGCACACATATCAACCCATGCTGGTGGATGTGAAAGAATTTGATCAATTGTTACAATCAGAATGGTTTATGCCCAATGATGTCAAAAATTTTGACATCGAATCTTACATTATAAGCATCACACCTGCGGGCAGTGAACAAAGAGTAAGAGAGGAATTGGCAGCATTTAAACAGTATGGCTATCTCAATCTGCTGAAGTTTTTACATTATTTGGTACAAACCATGCGATCCAACAACATCTTATGGGGTGTGGGCAGGGGCAGTTCAGTGGCATCCTATGTGCTGTATCTGCTGGGAGTACACAGAATTGATTCCATCCAATATGGCTTGGACTGGAGAGAGTTCCTTAGATAAATACACACATAATAGGAGACAACAAATATGGCTATCAAACAGAGTGGTAACAAAGTTTACAAATCCATGCAGGGCAAACAGATTGATATTGATCTGTTGAGACAACGCAACGAATTAACTCCAGCTGTGGGCAATGCTAGAGTGAATGCTCGAGGCGACGAATTAGGCGCTGGTGGAAAAATTGTTCGTAAACGTGAGGAAGTTTTGGCTGATTATTACAGAGATCATCCTAAAACTGTGCCTACCACAAGAGCAAAAGCAAAAGCAGACAACACCAATGAAGAATGGGTGGAAGATGCTGAAGGTAATTTCGTTAAGAAAAAATAAACTATGAGCTCATACAAGATTCTTGAGGGAGAATTGATTCCGATTAAGGATCGTGTGATTGTGAGTGACATGAGTTTCGATTCTATAACCACCAAAGGTGGCATCATATTGAATTCAGACAATGGCAAGGTGCATGGTATCAAACCCAGATGGGCCAAAGTGTATGCCAAAGGACGAGACAACAAAGATGAATATAATGTGGGTGATTGGATTTTGGTGGAGCATGGCAGATGGACCAGAGGTATCAAAATCAAAACCAACCACAAAGAACAAGTGCTGCAGATGGTGGAAGCCAAAAGTGTGATGATCTGGGCAAAAGAAAAACCAGAAGAATCCTACGTAGCCAAAGAAAGTCAACTATAAAACACTTGACATTCCGCACAATCTGTCATATACTGACAGTATGAAATTTCCTGAAACTAGAAATCCTGGATTAAACACCACTGGTGTGTTGGGCATCACACTGATGACACTGCACATATTAGGGCATCTTGTGGGATGGTGGTGGACGTTGATATACATACCTTTGATAATGTCTGGTATGGGACAAGAATTTTTAAGAAGAAACTAATGAAAGAACTTTGGACAGAAAAATATAGACCTAAAACATTGGATCAATATGTGTTTAGAGATGAACATCAGAAAAAACAGATTCAAACTTGGGTTAAGGACAAAAGTATTCCTCATCTATTATTCAGCGGCAATGCTGGCATAGGCAAAACCACATTGGCTAAAATATTGTTGAATGAATTACAAGTGAATGATCTAGATGTGTTAGAAATCAACGCCAGCAGAACAAACTCTGTGGATGATGTCAGAGCTAAAATTGTTAATTTTGTACAAATGATTCCGTTTGGTGATTTTAAAGTGGTACTGTTGGATGAGGCAGATTATCTATCTCCCAACGCACAAGCAGCACTGCGTGGTGTGATGGAAGAATATCACACAACAGCAAGATTCATACTAACTTGCAACTATCCCAACAGAGTTATCCCAGCATTGCACAGCAGATGTCAAGGATTCCATATTGAACGTGTGGATCAAACAGAATTCACAGCCAGAGTGGCTGAAATATTAATGAAAGAAGGCATAACTCCAGATTTAGAAACATTGGACACTTATGTCAAAGCCACATATCCAGATTTAAGAAAGTGTATCAATGTGGTACAAATGAATGCACAGAATGGAGTGTTGTTAAAACCACAAAAAAGCGACACAGGAGAATCTGATTACAAATTAGGCATGGTAGAATTGTTCAAAGCAGGCAAAATAACAGAAGCAAGAAAGTTGGTATGCAGTCAAGTAAGACCTGATGAAGTGGAAGACATTTACAAATGGATGTATGACAATATCACACTGTTTGGAGATGAAGCACGTCAAGAAAAAGCCATATTAATCATAAAACAAGGACTAGTGGATCATACACTGGTGGGAGATCCTGAAATAAATCTTGCTGCCACAATGATACGACTACAAAATATATAATGTACAGAGCCAGTCACATATTAATCAGTTATTTGGGAGCATCTAGATACACAGGAACTAAAATTCAAGAAGAGGCCCTGTTCGAAGCTGCGAGAATAAGAAATGAAATTGCTCAAGGTGTGATCACATTTGAAGATGCTGCTGTGAAATACAGTGATTGTCCCAGCAAAGCGAATCAAGGAAATTTAGGCACATTCAAACCCAGCACAATGGATCAGGATTTTGTTGCTTTCATTGACACATTACAAGTGAATGAAATCAGTGGAGTCTGTCCCACTGTGTACGGATATCATATTATTCGAAAAAATTAATCCCCGTAAATATCCAACACTTCTTTCACAGCAGGATGACGTTCAATATCCCCTTTGTGAAAACTCACCATATCAATGCGTTGAGCTTTGTCTTTTTTATTTAATTTTTCAATAAAATCCAACAGTCCATTGTCGTGCTGTCTATCTGCTTGATTCAAATCACCTGTCACAGCCATTTTGGATCCTTTGCTCAAACGTGTGAGCAACATTTTCATTTGACTGTGTGTGGTATTTTGACACTCATCTGCCACGATGAATGCTCGGATAAAATTTCTTCCTCGCATGAATGCCAAGGGTGCTATTTCAATCACACCTTCATACATCATATTTTTTAGATCCTGTGTTCTAAAATATTCTTGAAACACATCAAATATAGGGCGTGTCCATGGTGCCATTTTTTCTTCCAGTGTGCCAGGCAAAAATCCAATGTCTTCATCCACACTCACCGCTGGTCTGGTGATAATGATACGATCCACCTGTCTTTCTTTGAACATTTTAATGGCCACCTGAACTGCCAGCAATGTTTTGCCTGTGCCAGCAGGTCCCACACCGAATACAATGTCTTTGCTGGGGTCTAACAGTTTGATTAGGTAGGATTCTTGATTCTTGTTGCGGGGTATTATTTGGACATCTTTTTGTTTTTCTATTTGATATTGATTAATTTTGAGTACATTATTGTGCTTGGATTGCTTTTTGAAAGCATTTTTTGATCCCATCGACGCTCCTTGGTTAATGGTAATGTACAAGTATTTATGGTGATTAACTGTCTATAAAACTAGCATGTTATCAGCAACTCTGTGGCTAAATACACTGGATAGGTACAATTATGCACGACACAGCAGACATTTTAAAAAACATAGAGACCATATATGGCAATGACAATGCATTTGCCATCATCAAAGACTTTGAAAGAGTGCTGGATGAGTTGGATCTTTATGTGTATGACAACTGGCAAGATGGTGAATTGATTGAAGGACCAGTGATGACCAAACATTATGTGTCATGCAAATTCATGTGGCCTTTGAAACAGATGCCAGACCCCATGGGTGGCAAGAGATTATTGGACTACGATTGCAAGGTCACTTACAAAAAAGATCAGTTGATTACTCCTAGAAAGATTGTGGAACCAGATGATGTGAGACCAGGCACTAAAAAAGGCAAGCTGGATACAACTCCTATTTGGATAGTGGAAATTACCATGCCCATCAATTTAATGAAGAATATCTACGACGGCATGCAGAGTCAAATGCAATACAGCAATGAACCAGTCAAAGATTCTCCAGTTCAGGATATTCAACCTATCGAACAAACTCAACCCATAACTCCAGAAACATAAAATGTCACTGAACAAACACGATCTCAAATACTGCGTGGATCATATTTTTGAAGTGGATTCCTATCAATCCAAAATGGGCACCGACGATAAGATTGTGGTGTTGAGTTTCAGAGTCAAACCCATACAGGCAGCAGAAGATTTGGTGAACTTTATTGAAAAAGGTTACGAATTCGTGCTGGATGCTGACAAGACCAGTGGTGAACAGCCAGATGGTTACTACCGAGTGTTTGTGGAAATGGAACGTAGCAGACACGTGAGCAAACAAATCACAGAAATACTAGACGGCATAAAAAAATTAGCAGACGTAAATGAATTTAAATTTAGATACTATAAAAATTTTAGAAGTCAACCAGCAGATCAAACCACACTGGAAACCATAGTGCCCAAAGACAGCAATGAATATGGCATTCGCAAAAATGAAACGGCCATGGAAAACTACAAGAATTTTTTTGCCAATAGTTATGTGGATGATGTGATTATGGAAGACAACCACATTGTGTTTAGTAAAAAATATGCTGAGCCTTTGCGTTTTAAATTTGTGGATCAAGGCATCACTGTGAACAAACTGCGTGAAATCACAGAATCCTACAGTTTGAACAGCTTTCCTGAAGTGCTCTATCTTACCAAATACATAGGTGACTACAACATAAGTATCTATGGCAACAAATATGTGCTGGAAAACGATCGGCACTGTGTGATATTGGAAAAATAATATGTTTGGACTGTTCGGACAGGTAAAAATGGTGTTCACCATCATAATGCTACTGGGCGTGGCAGGTGGCGGTGCCTATGTGCTAAAACTGAGAGGCGACAATGCCATACTGAAAGGCAATCAGGTCAAAATGGAACAGGCCTTAGAAACACAGACCAAATTCATTGAACAACAGAAAAAAGATTACGAAGCCATTCTAAAGGCCAATCAAGAAGTGAACAAACTGGTAGGCAATCTTAAAAAAGATATCGATGACTTGGACAAAAGATTCAACAAAGGCACCAGAGACTTGGGCAAGACAGCCATGGAAAGACCCGAAGCCATGGAAAGAATTGTCAACAAAGCATCCGACAAAGCACTGAGATGTGTGGAGATTGCAGGTGGAGCCAAACTCACTGAAGCAGAAATTAAAGCCACTAAAAAATCTGAAATCAATTCCGAGTGTCCTCACCTTGCAAATCCAAATTTTAAAGAATATAACAATTAAGAATATGATTCAAAACAAATATTATAACTGGTATTACAAATTAATTAATAAAGCCAGAAACAAAATTATTACAGGCTATACCGAAACTCATCACATTATTCCAAAGAGCTTAGGTGGACAAGATATATTAGATAATATAGTAGAACTCACAGCCAGAGAACATTTTATTGCACATCTTTGTCTAGTTAAAATGACTAAAGGATCAGAACAACGATCTATGATTAAGGCTGCTTATTGTATGATAAATTGGAAGAATAAAGGCCAGGCAAGAATATTTAAAGTGAATAACAGGGTGTATGAAACTTTAAAAACACAACATAGTGAAAGTATGAAAAAATTTAATCCTATGTTTGACGAAGAAATAAAAGCAAAAAATTCAAGTTTGTTTAAAAAAGGTCGAGTTTCTCCTTTTAAAGGTAAAAAACAAACAGAAGAATCAAAACTTAAACAAAGTTTAAGAATGAAAGGCAGAGCTCCATGGAATAAAGGAAAAGTTGGAGTGCAGGTGTCTCATAGAAAAGGCGGACACAGAGAAGATTTAAGTGTAGAAGCAAGACAGAGAATTGCAGAAAAAGTTAGATTAAGTAATTTGAATAGAGGCCCAATGAGTGAAGATACTAAAAATAAACTTAAGAAAGCGGCGTTACAAAGATGGACTAATTGGAAAAAACAAGGATTTAATCCTCATAAAAAATTAGAGTGTGGTATATGATTAAAATAATTTCCGTGATAGCTTTGAGTTTGTTTTTAACCAATTGCAGCTTAGTGGGAGAAAAAGTGATTAAAGTGCTCACACAAGAACAAAGCCGAGAAAAATTGAATCTTAAGACTCCCACTCTGGAAGAGATGGAGAAATTGAGATGGATTGTGATCACCAGCAACAATGCTAATGAAGTATTTGCCAAAATGAAGGCAGAAGGATTGGATCCTGTGTTGTTTGGATTGAGTGATGAAGATTATGAGTTATTGGCTAAAAATTTTGCACAAATTCGCAGCACATTAAAACAGACCCAAGACATATTGGATCGTTACAAAGAATACTATGAAGGAACAACTAAAACAGATAACAGCACAAACAATACAGTGGCTCCAAACAGCAGCGATAAAAAGTAAAACTTTTTTTGCCAGCGTAGTTCAGCGTTCAGCCATTGTGTTTGCTAAGATTACTCACGCAGTAAAGTTAATAATCACTGCAATGAAACACGTGTATCACACAGCAAAAAAAATTGTGATGATCACTTGGAAATTCATCTATTGGCTGTATGACAGTATTGCTGCTATATTTAGAAAAGTTCCAGCTGAGTTGACCTACTGGCACGATGGAGTTCAGAATATGGTACAGGTGGATGATTTCGTGGAATTGGCACCCAATATGATACAGTACGAGGACAGCGACAGCAAAAAAAGAGTCAAAGTCAAAGCCGAATATCCTATCAAATACATCCTTAAAGAAAAATAAAATTTCTATCACTTGACTTTTGACAGAAAACCACTATATTATAACATATGGATCCTTATAAAGTTTTAGGTGTTAGTCGCAACACCAACGAAAGCGATTTGAAAAAAGCCTACAAGAGCAAGGCCATGAAACATCATCCAGACAGAGGTGGTGATGAAGCCAAATTCAAAGAGCTCAATGAAGCCTATGACATTCTCAAAGATCCTCAAAAGAAGGCTGCCTACGATAGATACGGCACCACTGACATGCATAATCAAGGCGGCGGCAATTACACTTATAATTTCAATGGTGATATCAACGACATATTCAATAATTTTTTTGGAGGTGGTGGAGGACCATTTCAAAGAGCCAGCACATTTAGATCCAATCCTCGCAATGTGGACATCAACATAGAAGCCACACTGGAGTTGGAGGATGTTCACAATGGCAAATCACTCATTGCCAGCTATAGATTACCCAACGGTCGACAGGAAAGTGTGAATATAGATATTCCGCCTGGAGTGGAACACAACAACATGATTAGATTTTCAGGATTGGGTGCAGATACCATCAGCAATGCTCCGCGTGGAGATCTTATTGTGAGAATTAAGATTCTAAGACACAAAACCTGGGAACGAGATGGCATACATTTGCATGCTAAAATTAAAGTGAACATGTTTGATCTGATTCTGGGCATTAAAAAAGAAATACGAACCTTGTCCGGAAAAAATCTTGCTGTCAGCATACCCAAAGGCACACAGACAGGCACGATGTTTAATATCACAGGAGAAGGATTGCCCAATGTGCATAATGCCAAACAAAAAGGCAACATATATGTGACTGTGTTTGCAGACACTCCCAGAGTGGAAGATGCTGCACTGTTGCAAAAAATAAAAAATTTACGAGATGAACTTAATTAAACACCCCAACTCATGGTTGGATCGCACAGTGAAAGATTTTGATTTCAATAATATGGATGCTGTTAAAATCGAACAGGACATGATCAATACCATGATTGCGGAAAAGGGCATAGGATTGGCAGCCAATCAAGTGGAATTAGATGCCAAAATATTTGTGATGCAACCTCAGAATATCAAAGGCAAAACTAAACCATTTGCTGTGATCAATCCAATCATCCAGGAAGCCACCAAAGATTTAGTTTTGATGGAGGAAGGTTGCCTCAGTTTTCCAAAACTGTATCTTAAAATCAGTAGGCCTCACACCATAGTGGTTAAATATCTTGACAGCGAACAAAAAGAATGTATAATGCAGTTAAGTGAAATGGATGCTAGAATTTTTTTACATGAATTTGATCATTTGTATGGAATCAACTTTATCGACAGAGTCAGCAAAGTAAAACTGGATATGGCCCTTAAAAAACAACAAAAATTAATCAATTAATATGGTAGAACCCAGCGACGAACTACAACGAATATTTGACAAAGCGGTGGAAGACGCTGCCAAACTCAAACACGAATATGTCACAGTGGAACACTTGCTGTTTGCCATGCTGTGTTATGACAAATTCATAAAGACTCTAACAGATTTTGGAGCCGATACAGAAACATTGAAGAAAAATCTTGAAACATATCTCAAAGAAAGATTAAAAGAGATAGAACTGGTGAGCCCTCCTGCCAAATACAAACCTAAAAAGACTGTGAGTGTGGAAAGAGTACTCAACAGAGCATTCACACAGACGCTGTTCAGCGGTCGTCAACAGATAGAATTGACTGATGTATTTTTAAGCATGATGAGTGAGAAGAAAAGTCACAGTTATTTCTTTGTGGCCAAAGCCAATATTGACAAAGAAAAATTTTCTGATTTTCTTAACTCCGAAGTGGAGACAGAATTTGGGGTAGAAGAAAACGCATCTGTCACACAGAGAGCATTGAATTTATACACTACTAATTTAAACGCCGAAGCTAAAAAAGAAAAAATAGATCCTGTGATAGGACGTCATGCTGAGCTGGATCAAATAGCATTGGCATTAGGCCGTAGAATGAAAAACAATGTGATATTAGTGGGTGATCCAGGAGTGGGCAAAACTGCCATAGCAGAAGGATTGGCATTGAATATTGTGCGTAATCAAGTGCCAGATTTCTTAAAAGAATATCAAGTGTACAACTTGGATATTGGTGCCATGTTGGCTGGCAGCAAATATCGAGGAGACTTTGAAGAGCGATTCAAAATGGTGCTGCAAGCCTTGAAGAAAAAAGGCAAAACCATTGTGTTCATAGATGAAGCACACAATATCAGTGGAGCAGGAGCAGGTGGTGGAGACAAAGGATCCAACGACTTGGCTAATTTATTAAAACCAGTGCTGACCAAAGGCACATTAAAAGTTGTGGCCAGTACCACTTGGGAAGAATATAGAAAATACTTTGAAAAAGATCGTGCTCTTATGCGTAGATTCCAAAGGATCACTGTGGATGAACCCACACAAGCAGTGACCATAGACATCCTTAAAGGTCTGAAGAAATACTATGAAAATTATCACCGAGCACAAATCACTGATGCTGCCATTGAAACAGCAGTGAAATTGAGTTGCAAATATCAAACAGATAAAAAATTGCCCGACAAAGCCATTGATTTGATTGATCTAGCTGGCAGCAGATTCAACATTGCTCCCAAAGACACACGCATCATAGACTCTGCGGAGATAGAGTTTGAATTGAGCAAGATCATCACCATACCGGTGGAGACCATACAGCAGAGAGAATCCAGCAATCTAGCCAATCTAGAGAAGAACATGAAAGCAGAAGTGTATGATCAGGATGAGGCTATCACCAACATTGTGGAC